TATGAGCAAGGGGAAAATTGCTGCTCAGGTTGGTCATGTGACCGAAATGATAGGGGAGCACTTGACAAGTTTGGCATATGAATCCGCAAAGGTGACTGACAATTTGCTGGGCTATATGACATACAAAACATCTGGTCGAAAGAAGGTTGTTTTGGGGGGAACACAAAAACAACTGGAAGATTTGTCAAAAGATGCAGATGCATTTGTGGTTATTGATGCTGGCAGAACTGAAGTACCAAAAGACAGTATGACTGTTGTGGGATTTTTGCCCAGCAACACAAACAAGTCCAGGTTCAAGCATTTCAGATTGCTAAAGGCATAATATGATTATAATGCATCAAGCAATTTGTCTATGCTTATTCTTTTTGATTTATGATGACTATGTTTTTTGCTTTTAGTGTGTCTCTTTATTTTGCTAACTCTCTTGTGTTTATTTAATTTTGATTTTGATTTACTTTTCTGGAGTCTGCTTAATAGCTTTTGTTTTTTAGAATAGTATTGTTTGTTGTATTCTTTGACTCTAGCTTGGGAATCTTGTTTTTTGTACCATTTCCTTTTTGCTTCTAATCTTGCTTTCTTTTTTTCCTCATCAGTTGCATACTTTGCCGGTCTTCCTGCTTTTTTATAAAATTTAATGTCTTGTGAATCTACCATATATATATTATACTAATCTATTTTGCTTTTTATTGAATAGAATAATAATTTTAATATTGGTACTATCAATTATCTAACATGAAACCTTTTGAACATCTAATGTTGTAATCAATCATATCACTTCATAAAATCAAACATACTTCTTGAAATTCTCTTCTTTTCTTTTCCTTTATTCTCCCTAATGTTAACAATTGCATTATTGCATTTTTCTATAAATTCTGGATCATCACCTTTCTCTTTTCTATCATATTTGTTATCTAACAATATATCAACAATCTGATCAATGACATATGATGATGTATTAAGTTCCAATATTTGACCAGTTCTAATATTGAGAATCTTAAATTGTCTACCCCCAAGAACATCTTTCATGCATTTTCTCCAAATCCATGCATACATTATAACTTGTAACTTATGTTCCATGGTTAACATATTGACACATTTGAATTCCCAAACAGTTGATTCATCAATTGCATCAATTCTACCTCTAATATAAATAGTACCATATGAATTAGTTTGATATTTGTAACACATTTGTACACCATCATATTCATCACCTAATTCTAATTCATATTTAACATTTTTGCTAACATTGTTTTCCATATTTTTATGACACTTATCAACAACTTCCCGAGTCAACCAATCATATTTATCTATTTGTGCAAGCTTACTGTGAATATTCTCAGTGACTGCAATATAAACATTGCCAATGTATAAATAATCAGCAATAGTTTTTGTTTTCATACTTGCTATTTTTGCACATGCATCCAAAACAAATTTGTCATCATCTGGATGTAAACTTTTTGAACATAATTTTATAATATTCTCAATGCTTGTCCTTTTATTCTTTTTTGCTTCCCACATAGTTGGAATAACTATGCCTACCAAATCACTAATATCCTCAACTAAATTTTTATCAGATTTCATACTAGTTGGCAACTCGGATGTTAATTCAGGATTTGGATCCTTTAATACTTTGAACAGTGGATCTACTAAATAAACAAGGTTTTCTAATGTAGTGTCACTTAGGTATCTAGTTAATTCAGAAACTGATGTTTTGTGAATTTTTTCTTTGATCTTATCTGTTTTTTTGGATGAACTATATTTATTGTGATCACCAATAAATTCAATCAATGGATTTTTTTTCATTTCATCATGTGTCATTTTCAAAAAACTTAATGGTTGACTCATTGAATGTTCTATTAATACTAATATATCGGATGCCCTTGTTGCTGCCACATAGAGTTCTGATGGACAAACATATTTGTTTTTATCAACTGCTGTGTATTCAAAATATGAATCATCAAAATCAAATACTATGACAACTTCTCTTTCTCTGCCTTTTGATTGGTGAAATGTTGTGAATACTATTTTATTTTTTGTTTTATTCTCATCTAAACCCTCCTCATCATTTCTGGCAAAATAAGTTGGTATACCATTAGATACTAACATATGTTCTAATTTTTTTAATGATTCATTGGTTCTCACTGATGGTGCTAGAATAAAAAAGTTATCTGCCTTTTTCCCATTAGCTAATAATTTTTTAATGAATGCAAAAAGTTGACTATGAATTGTAAATTTATTTTGTTTGTAGTAATAAACCTTGTGGTCACTATTTTTTTTTGATATTATTCTGTCTTGTCCCAACATCACATGATTAACAAACCAAGCAATTTGCTTGGACACCCTGTAACTTGTTTGTAAAGGTAGATTAGTAAAAGTTTTAGTCCAAATATTTTTAGACAATGTTAAAAATCTGGTATCTGCATTTTTGAATTCATAAATTCCTTGATACTTATCACCCAAAATTAATAAATTTGCTTTAATACAATCTGTATCACATAAAAATTTATTAATCAGACTGAAATAATTCATTGTCATATCCTGTGCTTCATCTATAATAACAATATCAAATGATGCACTCTTTTTTAAAGATGTATTATTATCCAATAGTTTAATAATATTATCATCTGTGTGTGCCTTGTGATCATAATACTTGACTGCCAGACTGTGATAAGAATGTATTTCCAAATTTTTTATTTCCATTTCTTGTACTTTTTTCCTGACTTCTATTTTTAATTCTGAATTATATGTTATTTGTAATATCTTTTTGTCTGCAAACTTTGAGGCAATAAAAAGGACAGTTGTTGTTTTGCCTGATCCTGCAACAGCATCCACAATAATGTTTGTATTTTTCCCCACAAGATTTACTATTGCATATTGTTCATCTGAAGGTGATTTTATTGATTTCAAATTTGTAATTTTTTCATTTGTCTCATTCAGTTCAGTTTTTAGTTCATCAATTGTTTTATAATCAACATATTCAAAAAAAGTTATAGCATCTGAGAATGGACTTGGTTCACCACCTTTCAAATAAGTTTTATAAAATTCATCTTTGGTTTCATCATATTGTACCTTATTATCTTTAGTCAATCCAAAAATATCAATCACTAACTCATATTGTATAATTTTGTATTTTAATTCTTCCTGTATGGTTTCCAGATTTGCCAAAAGAACACTTGTCATATGTTATATTCCACTGTTATATTTTTATAGTTTAGATCGTAGATTACACAATTTTTATTTAAAAAATTGAAATGTGTTATATTTTGTAATCTTATTTAGTTTAACCAATACATAAGCAAAAATGGGAAATTCATTTGGATACAGATTTGGTATTGATTCAATTGCATCTGTTGATGACTTTGTAACAGAGAGAGTTTTCCAGCCACCAGCCAAAAGTGATTTTGTATTGCAGTCAGTATCTGACGCCAACTGTGAAACTTTTTTCATCAAAACATCAACTGGAAAAGATGTGCATGTATTTAGATATACTATCCCGGGATCAACCAAGCTTGTGATTTTTTCACATGGCAATGCATCTGATGTCAACACTTTTTGTCAATATGTTGTATGGTTTGCAAAAAAATATCAGGTGAATGCAGTAGTTTATGACTACCCCGGTTATGGACAATCAAGTGGAACTCCTTCAGAGGAGAACTGTTATGATGCAATTGATGCAGTTGTGAACTTTTACAAAGAGAGATTTGATGTCAAAAATATTATTTTGATAGGTCAAAGTTTGGGTACTGGTGTAACAATTCATTATGCAGCTCAAAAAATGTGGACAACTCCCATTGTACTCATCTCACCATACAAAAGTATATCAAGAGTAATCTATGATTCTTGGTGTAGTTCGGCAATTGATTCCGCTTTTTCACACAACATGTTTGTTTCCATTAGTAAGGTGTCCAATTTGAAATGTCCTGCAAAGATTTACCATGGTACACATGACACAGTGATTGACATTAGTCATGGGAAAGATCTTTTTCACAAGCTGCCAATTAAAAGATTCGATCCGGAGTGGATAGATGGAGCAAATCATTGTTCAATCTTGAGTCATGTTGGTGATGAGATACTGGATGTCATTAACCATTGATACAAAAAAAGCTGATTTTTAGATTGCTTCCCCTATATTCCTTTATACTAATAAATACAAACATATGTCAATCCAAATAATCGAATCAGAAAGGCGATCAGGGGGAAACAAACGTAAACGTGATAGTGAATTAACATATCGGGAACCATCCAGTAAAAAAAGTTATGTTGTACAAGATTTATCAATTTACACATCTGGAAAAGAGATTCGTTTTACTGCCGGAGTTAATAAAATGACTATTGAGAAAATGATTAGGGAAATTTCCAATGTTATTGATAAATTCAAGGATAAATATAGTGACTGGACAGAAAAAGATCCAAAGTTAACTATTACTTATGTTGTTGATAGTCCTGGAGGATCTGTTACAGATGTTTTGAAATTTGTGGATTTTATAAATTTAACCAGAAAGAAATGTCCATTTGTTGAATTTGTTTCTGTTATTACGGGGCTCGCCGCATCTGCTGCAACAACTATGTGCATTGTTGCTGATAAAAAATACATGACAGAAAATTCCCAAGCCATGATTCATGAACTCTCATCCGGAAATATGGGCAAATACACACATATGATGTCATATAGTGAATTTTTAACAAAATTGCATGACAAGCTTGTTAAAATATATTTGGAAAATGGTTGCAAAATGGAAAAAGATGTTCTTGAAACCATATTGAAAAATGAGACATGGTTTAATGCCGAAGAGTATTTACAATATGGATTTGTTGATGCCATTAAATAAAATAAATTAAATTTAGACTCCATATTTATCTATTAATTTTGTCACCAGTTGAGAATATGAATCCATTGCCATTAATTTTGTTTTTCCATAACATGCTTTCCATGCATGCCATTTAGCATTTTCAACTGGACTAAAAAGTTTACTTGGTTCCAAAGTATTACAGTTACCACATGTACTTTGTTTATATAATCCATATAAGCTTAATTTTTCATCATTGGTTGGAGTCTTTTTGAGTGAAGTTACCATCTTGGCTGATAAATCAAAGTATTTAGTAACTACTGCTTCGTCGTATTTTCCTGCCATAATATTCATTTTATATGATATGTTTGTTTAGGTCAGTTATTAGTGATTATCAAATAGTTCTTTCATAAAGTATTCAGCTTTTGGCAAATTATTTTTAAGTTCTTCTAATTTTGCATGAGTTATATTTTTTAAATTAGTTTGTTGGTGTAGAAACTCTTTGTTATAAATTAAAAATGTAAAAAGCTCATCACATATTTTTATTTTATCTTTTCTCCATTTTGCTAAGTCAACATTTTGTAAATAAATTTCAAGTCTGGTAATACAATATTCTTTCACATTGCGTTGCCACACATGGTATTCACAATACATTTCATCTGTTTTAAGTGAACATTGTTTTCCATAATTTGGGGAATCTTTTCGCGCAATTATGCCATTACACTGATTCATTTATTATTTGCACTATGCATACTAAAAATATAAAATATAAAAGTAAATAAGTCAATTTTTATAAAATGATATGATCAAACCAATCTCTTACTTTACTTTCTAAATCTTCCTTTGTGCCATTATTTTCAATAACATAATCAAAATCATCAAAATTATCTAATTCAGTTTCACAATAATGTTCATCATATACTGTCTTAATCCATCCTCTTTTTTGTCTTTCTTCATCAGATGCATTTATTCTCAACATCATCATAGTCCAATGATTAAGTAAACCATCACTCTTTTGTTTATTCAAATATAACACTTGATAATCTAGACATCTAAGATCATCAATAATATACACATCAGTTAATGCCTGATTAACAAAATCAATTGTGAGTTGTGTAAACACCCTTGGATCTGTTTTA